ACCGGTCTGCGAGAGATGATCCACCATTCGGCGTAAGAGTCCACAACCAACCGCGAACCAGATAACGCAAACCGCCAATAAAAATACCAAGCGTCGAGACAATAGCGAGAGAGAATCCCGCCCAATCACTTGGTGTCACCTCAAACCAAATGCTTCATCTTTAGGATTCAACCAACGCATAATCGGAGGAATTGTTGCCAATGCTCCAGCGTAAGCGATGTTCTTTGGATCAGTCTCGCCCGCAGCGACAAGTGCAAGAGCAGCTGTTAGAAACGCTCTGCCCCAACTTGCTAACATCTTTTTCAAGTCTTGCTTCATTTGTTCCTCCTAGTAATGGGATGTTAAAAAACTTCGAATCCGTGTCGCCAAGTTTCGTAAACGAAATGTGAATGTGCTTGGTGTGTGGATTGACTCCCGTGTACTTGCGCCAACGCCAGAGGCTTCGAGCGCTTGCAATCTTTTTGTCAAAGATAACATATGCAATGCGTTTATCTGTTTTGGCTGCAATTCGTATCTGATCGGCAACGTAAGCAGCTGTAGAGGCTTGTTCGTCGAAATCAGCATCGAGATCGAGAGCGCGGACGATCCCTGAATCAGGGTCAGGGTTATGATCGCTCTTTCGGGTTGAGTGCCTCGTATCTCCGATTGTGCCGTCAGAGTCACGCTTCCGGTCAGGATAAGCATCGTCTGCCTGCTCTCTGAGTTGAACTAATGACTTACTTAGTTTCGGTTTCATCCGCAACAATCTCCGTCAAATGTTCCACTTTTGTCACGACAAAATCAACTTTGCTTCATCTGCGGTGATGCCTAAACGGTCGAGAATTGCTTGCTTTTTGCTTGCTTCCTCGGCTGCTTTTGCCGCTTCGATTGCTGGCAATTCTGCAATTTTGTCGGTAATTTGTTTTGAGGTTGGTTTCTTTGTTTCATCATCAAAAACCAAGCCGTCTAATGTTTCGCCAGTTAAAGCCCAGCCCGAATTATGACCTAACGCAATTAAAGCTTTACGAATTAAATCATTGTTCACGGTGTTACCTCCATTAAAGTGATTGTGCTCATAATGCCGCCGTGTTGAACAATTACGCCATTTATGTCTGCTTCTGAATAAAACTGTGTTTTGTATGTTGTTGCTGATGTTGTGGCTGGTTCGTCCAAATAAGAACCTGCGCCGCCTGTACCAACGCCATTTACAACAGATGTAACAGTCAAACCAGCATAATTTGCAAAACGGGCAATTTGCGAACCTCCGCGCAAAAGATTAATAACCGCTGAAGTGTTTGCCGCTTCTTTTAACACACCATTTTGATTTACAAAAATTAAGATTTTGTTGCTTGCTGATGTTGGAGTTATAGTTGCGGTTAAGGTTGTGTCTGTTGGTGTATTAGTTGTCACAGCTACTTGGGTTGTTGTTGAAGCGTGAATAATTTGAACTATTTTTGGTTTAGTCCATTTCAAGCCTGTCGCGGTGGAACTATCGGCTACAAGAGTTTCACCATTTGCGCCGACTGCTAGGCGTGCTGGTGTATCTGCTGCACTTGCTGCGATCAGGTCACCCTTAGCGTCGACGATAGCGTTCTGGATAGCGTTAGAGTCGTCCTGCGCTACCCATGTAAAATCCATGTCGGTGTTGGTTGCTTTTGATAACACCTGACCTGTTGTGCCGCCTTTGAGATCGACAAAGGACGTATCAACTCCACCTAGAGCAGTACGGATTGCAGCTGCGCCGTCCTTTACGAGGTCGGTATCGTCGGGGGTTTCCCACCCGAAGTTAGTTGTTGTTGCCATGTTTCTCCTTTATCAGGCTACTATTGTAGCGTTAATCCATTCTAGGGTTGGGCTTAAAGTGTTCCAAGTCTCGGCTGCGTTTACACGATCCCAGCGTGTTGTGATGATCGAGTATTCGGTAGGGCTGAGGGTAAGCGTCAGATTTAGTTGGTTATATCCAGCCTGAAAAGTCCAGCCCTCGACAAAGCCCTGAAAACGTGAATTGTTGATATTTACTGGTAAATCGACAATATCCAAAGGCAGACCCATAAAGACATTAAGCAAAGCGTCTCTATCTGAATCATCTAGTTCACCATTACCTAATGGGAAAGTAATTGATCTAAATTGAGGCTGAGGAAAGGCTCGCAATCCTAAGTAGAAATCTGCTTGTTCCTCGGCATCAATTGACTTTTCAAGCGAGGTTGTTATCTGATATTGCTGAGGTCCATAAATAGATTGCGATTGAGTATCTTTTGCGTTGGCAGTTGCGTTTGCTTTGTAAGTGATTGTCACATCATTGCGGACATCGCCTGAGCGCTTTTCGGTTTTAATACCACGCGCTAGGGCGGTATTGGCAGACAATTCTGTGTAACCGTTTGTTCCAAGATAATCGGCTCTATGAGTACTGTCGGCATACCCGATTCGTCCAGATGCGTCCTCGTAGAGATATCCAAAACCTGAAGTAGCCAAAGCGCTAACGAGCGAATAAATATCAGTCAAGTCAGATGATCTTGCTGTTAATTCATAATTGCCAGGCTGGTCAATGGCGCCCAATCCAACATTTTGAGCATTAGCCCAGGTTGTTGTTGGATCATAAGCCAACCAGGTTTCAGCTGCTGGGACTTCGTTCCAATTATTTAATAACAATTCTGAAAGAATTGAGTAGATTTGATCTCCATCGAAGTCTTTTGTTAAAACACCCTCTGTGAGGCTTTTAGGCAGTTTAGAAAGCGCACCCATAGCAACTACACCAATAACCTCTGAGATCGCCGTAGATGAGGCCTGAGTGACCTCTACGTCGATGTCTGTGACGAAGCCACCAAAGAGGTTTACGAAGGTGCCAGTCGAGTCTTTGACCTTGATTGTGATCTGGTCATTGACATCAATCAGGATTGGAGATTGGTCAAGGTTGATAATCTGGACATTGCAATAGCCAGCATAAGGCTGAGAATAAATGTCAGTTCGCCCTGACCTAATAGTCAGGTTGGCTATTGTGAGGTTTGTGTAATCCCCACCGCCATTAATGGTTACTTGCCATTCAGGAGTCCATTGGCTCATTAGTAAACCAACGCTCCTGAACCTGAACCACCGCGAGCCGTTGCTCGGTTAAGCACATCAACAATCTGACGGGCAGTACCCTCAGCATCAAGCGCGCCATTGACCGTAATGTTAATGACGCTACCGCCCCCGCTTTTACCCACTAGGCGATTGTTTGGAATGATGGTTCCGTTAGATCCTGGAGTAAAGAGTTCTGGACCCTTCTCTCCCACTAGGTAGGTTGTGCCACCACTTACCGGACCGCCTGCAGCTTTACCGCCACCAAAGACCTTATCAATCAATCCACCGATACCTTTAACAATCGGATTATTCTTTACCAGACTTACAATCGACTTGATGCCGTTTACAACGTCGGTAATAAATCCAACTAGAGCGCTGAACCCACCAACTAAACCGCTTACCAATTTTGCGATTACGTTAATTGCTGCGCCTAGGACTTGGCCTAAAGCCGGTGCAAGTGTTTCGGCTACAAACTCGGCAACTGACTTAAATAACTTGAAAAGTGGTTTTAACTTCTCCTCGTTATCGCCGATAGCAGTTGCAATCGAATCAAACGCCTCAAATAGTCCCTCAATAATTGGCTGGACTGTTTTCTTAATGCCAGGTATTACTGTGCCTGAAAAGAACTCCCACCAAGTTTCTATGATTGGTAGAACGTCCTCCTTAAAGATTTTTGCTAAGTCTGTAAAGATTGGACCAAGATCTTTGCCAATCTTGTCTGCTAATTCTGTGACAACTGGGACAACCTTCTCGACAAACAAAGTCACCATCGGAGTAATAGCATCGAGAATAAATGAACCTACTGTCTCCTTGCCTTCATCAAAAACAATCTTGAGTCGATCCATCTTTCCAGCAAAAGTTTCAGCCTTTACGGTTGCCTGTCCAGAGAACGTTTCTGAAAGAGCTGCGGTTGCTGCATCGAAATCCTTGGACTTGATGATGTCCTGATCGATGCCAACGCCTAAACGCTTCAAGGCTCCTAGGTTGCCGTCGTATGCCTTGCCTAGCGCCTCAGATACTGCGCCTAAATCCTTGCCAGTACCTGCAGCAATATCTAATGCCAGAGTCTGTAACTTCTGGGCTTCCTCGACGTCCTTGGTTGATCTAACCAAACGATCAAGGCTTGGACGGAGTTCATCATCTGTAACACCCTTAGCCAAAGAGGTTTTTAAGATGTAATCCTCTGTAGCCTTAATCTGTCCTT